ACAATGCAGGGTATTACAGGCCCTGAAAACTTCTTTAGGGCATATACGCCAACACCTTCGGCAGCGCCGACCTCTACCGGTCTTCAGACTACTACTGGTCCTTCTAGTGATGTTGCCGCGGGAGAAACGATTGATGCGGCAGGGCAGTTTAAAGCGGATGTTGGTACGGGTCCTGACCTTAACACGCAAGCTTACTTTGACGAATCTATAGCGTATGGTCAACAAAGACCAGATGCAGGTGGTATGCTTGGCGCAGATATGCCTAGCGCTCGACCATACACAGGCGCTTCTGGGAATCAAGCCCTTGTTGGTACGCAAGCGGGTGCTGATGCAGCACCAAAAACGTTCTCAGAAAGAGTTAGCGAACTGTATGACACCGGAAAGAGTTATGCTCAAAAAGGAAGCGATCTGTTGTTTGGTAAAACACCAACAGGTGCCGAGATTGATGCTGCTAAGTTATCTAGATATGAGTCAGCCTATCAATCTGCAATAGAATCCGGAAAGAGTCCAGCTTTTGCGGAACAGTTTGCTACAGAAGCTATGAATTCAACTACCGTAGCTGGTCCAAGTTTCCTAAGAAAATTTGGCCCAACTGCCGCACTTGTAGGCGGTGCGACGTACCTAATGGACGGATTTGAAACTCCTCCAGAGGAAGATCCAGGTGTTTTAGAAAAAGATGCCGCGGGTAACGTGATCACCGGAGCAGACTTGCTTGCAGCTAACCCAGAGAAATATATGGTAAATATTGCAACTGCCGAGCCAACTTATTTCCAACCTAAGACACAGTTTACGTCTTTGTATAGCGCACCAAGTACTACATACCAGCCTCAGACAACGTATACGGCCTCTCTTGCTCCGGCCTATCAAGACTTAATGCAAAGTCGTCCTAGCGAATACAGCCCCTTCTTTAGGGCACCGGTTCAAATGGTCAAAAATGGCGGAGAAATTTTCCCACGTCGAACGGGAGGAATCATGCCAGATGAGGGCATACCAGGGAAAGATAGCGTTAGAGCGATGCTAATGCCCGGTGAGTTTGTCATGACGACAGATGCTGTAAAAGGTGCCGGTGGGGGAGACTTAAACCGAGGAATAAATAGAATGTACGATGTCATGGCTAATCTAGAGCGTAAAGGAAGGATGGCATAATGGCCGAGGTCACCGAACAGATAATCCGCGAAGCGGCCCCAATTGAGGCTATTAAGCTTGGCTTATTAGAGTCCGCAAAAACATTAGCGGATCAGCCAGTAAGTATTCCGGCCCAACAAATAGCGGGTCTTTCTCCGTTACAGCTTGCGTCTTTTGGCGCTGCCGAACAGGGTATTGGTAGTTTTCAACCCTACTTGACCGAAGCGGGATTTACACTAGGTGATGCTCAAACAGGCATAGGCGGCGTTATGACTGGTGCCGCTCCATTTCAGCAAGAAGCGGCAACTGGAATACGTCAAGCCGCCGCAGGGATACAGCCCCAGATAGCAGCAGCACAACAAGGGATCGAGGGTGCGTTAGCTGGCGCTGCAACAGCCACCGGACGATTTGATCCAAGGGACATTGCTCTATACCAAAGCCCGTTTGAAGAAGCTGTCGTACAGCAAGCTTTAGCAGATATTGCCAGACAAGGACAAATACAGCAGCAGGGCATTGGAGCGCAGGCCGTGGGCTCTGGAGCGTTTGGCGGGTCTCGTCAGGCGGTAGCAGAGCAGGAACTTGCACGTAATATCTTGGAACAGCAAGCACGGACCGCGGGCCAATTAAGGATGGGCGGTTTTCAGGATGCGGCTAATCGTGCTCAACAAGCGTTTGAAGCACAGCAGGCTAGAACGTTACAGACGGGTCAGTTAGGTCTTCAGGGCGCACAACAAGCGGGTCAACTTGGTCTTACTGGTCAAGAATTAGCGGGTAGGTTTGCCCAAGGTGTTGGCGGTTTGGGCATTGATTACGGTCAGCTTGGACTACAGCAAGGTGAAGCGTTGGGTACGCTAGGATTAAGACAGGCTTCTCTTGGTCAACAGCAACAGGCGTTAGGTCAACAGGAGGCTGGATTCTTGTTTGATATTGGTCAGAAGATGCAACAGCAGCAACAGGCAGAGCTTGAGGCACAGCGTCAGACAGCTCTTCAGCAATCTTACGAGCCATATCAGCGTCTTGGTTTCTTGTCTGACATTTACAAGGGTGCTCCTTCTAGTCAGATGTCTTTGACAGGAACAACTTCACCATCAGTCTCAACGGGAGAGAAGATTCTCGGACTGGGTATCGCAGGTCTTTCGGCAGCAGCCGGAGCAAATAGAGCGGGGTTATTTTAATGAATAGAGAATTAATGGCACGGCAGATGTTTGCCAAGGGTGGCGCAGCTTTCCCAGATCTTAGCGGTGATGGGCAAGTGACGCAGAAAGATATTTTGATGGGTCGTGGGGTGATACCGATGCAGGAAGGTGGCATGGCTCCAATGCCTGCTGCTCCAATGGCACCGGACGCAGCTATGCCTCCGATGGCACAAGCTGCCGGAATCGATCAGGAAGCTCTTGCCCAAATGTTGATGCAGGCCCAAGAGGGAACGCAAGCGGTTGACGATGCAGAGAGTTACGAAGAAGTAATGAACTCGATGAGAGAAGCTCCGGCAACGGTTGAAGAGCGCCGTGAGGAGTTAGCTCAGTATGTTGGGCCAGAAGATGCCCAGCAAACACCAGAGTCTGTTTTGACTTTGGTTCAGCCGGTCATGATGATGGCACAGGTTGATCAAGGGATTGGCGGATTAGCACAAGAGCAGATGGGACAACCGGTCTCCGGAGACATGGCACAAGGGATTATGTCTACAATTGACATGGGCGCTGAGGAGGGCCCAGCTCCTGTAAATTTTAGATATGGGGGTGCGGTTAAACGCATGGCTAATGGCGGTACCCCCGTTATGGATCCTTATCTACAAGACCAGTTTCAACAACAGAGAGCGTTTTACGGTCAACTATTAGATGAGGACGCACAAACTCGAGCGCTAAAAGGTCAACAAGATTTGACCCAAGCGCAAATGCTTTTTGATTTAGCGCAGACTGGACTAGCAATCGCGGCCCCCGGCCCACGGACCATGAGTCTTGCAGAAAAGCTTGCGTATGCCGCGCAGCAGACTCAATTGTTACCTAGAATTGGAGAACGGGCCGCGGCTCTTGAAGGGTTCAAGCAAAAGCAGGTAGAACAACAACGACAGATGGATTTAGCAGCAGCTCAAGGCGCTATGGAGCGTTCTAACTTAATGTTTGCCGAGTCGTTAAAACCTGTATCAGAGCCAGTTAGAGTTAAAGTTTTCAATGGACAAGATCAATTAATTGAGACCATCGACACGCCTATGTCTCAGGGCGAATTAGCCGCTTTGAGAAGAGAAATTGCTGGTTTCGGTGGAACAGTTCAAGTCGAAAAGGTAAGTACTAAAACTCCGGAAACTCCAAAAATTCAAGGATTCTTTAATCCTGAGACAGGTGAGTATAAGGATGTCTTAGTTGGCAGTGCTGAATACCTAACATATGCATCAACGGAAACTCCGTGGCAGACCTCGGATGCGCCGAAGGAAGACATCGTTTACCTTAGAAATAAAGAGACTGGCGATACTAGAGGATATGATCGAAGGACCACTCAGGCCAAAGATTTAATCAAGAACGATCTGTATGAAGAAGTTCAGAAACCTGCTCCGGTAAAAGTGGATGCCGAGGTGTTCATAACGCCTAGCGGAGATACGTTTACTGCCATACCTGGAACTCTTAAATATAACCTTGCGGTACAAAGGAACTATGCAAAGCAGGGAACAGTAGATGCCGCAAAGCTTAGAGAACAAGCTCGAAGCAGAAAACAATACTATGTTGCGGACCCTAACGGAATTACTTTAAACGGTAGATTTTATGAACAAGGCACCGCTCCTTTCTTAACGCAAGAGGAAGCGGAGCTTATCTTTAAGGGTAATAGGACTGCGTTGGATGACATGAGTAACGTCATTACCGAAAAAGACCGATTTAATAAACTCGGGTGGACTGATGCAGAGCTGGCATCCCTTAGTGAACAGGATCGACGATTTATCCGCGGATTGCCTACAATAACAGATGAGGATTATTTTAGAAAATTTGGCATGACTAAAGATGCTTTCTTTGCACTTCCAAAAAATCAGCAGGCAATAATGCTTGGTATTGCTCCGGAATATGAGTTTAGGCAATTTGATGATGGCGAAACTGTAAAAGTACAAGTTTTTGATAAGAGTACAGGGGAGATGGTAAATGACGACCTGTATTCTGCGGATAAGAAGAGTACCGCAACGCCTAAATTGATGAGGGTAACTTACAAGGACAGCAACGGTAAGCTTATTAAAACTGTAGTAGATACCAATACGAGACAAGGTCAGGCTATGATTCGTAAAGCGAATCAGATGAATGCACTACAACCTGAAACAGCTACTATGGAATATATTGGAACGGAGACAAAAACTACCAAGGGTATGTATGTTCGTGACGTGGAAGGCTTAGACGACGGTGTCTATTTGTCTTACGACGGCGGTAGGACTATTGTTCTTGAAAACGGTGATGTCAGGGTAACTCCGGCTAATGCTTTCCCTGTTAATGACACGATAACATGGCAGGTTCATTCTGATTCTAAGAGAATGGGTCAGGCAAGAGCCGCTTTAGCTCGATTAGATGAAAAATTTGCTGAAAGATTGCAAGTTCCTGTTTTAGACAAAAACGGAAAACCAAAGCTTGATAAAAATGGTCAGCCTGTGATGGAACGACTAGAACGTAAAGATGTTCTTGCGGTTAAAAATGGTTTAGAAGCTGCAAAAAATGGAACAGGTTTTTGGTCAAATGTTTTTGCAGCCGTAGACGCTGTTGCTGGTGGCGTGTTAGCTCCGGAAACTTTTGCAGACTTGTTTAGCGATACACAAGAGTCGCGTCAAGCTGTTAGATTGATAAGAATTCTTGGAAGATCAGCTTTATCTACTTCTCCTCGATTTGCGGTTGCAGAATTAGAAACTGTTCAACAGCTATTCCCAGATGAATCAACGTTCTTTAGTAACCCTGAGACAGAATCTAAAAAACTTATTGGTTTGTATGACGAACTTGAAAACGAAGAATATCGTTTACAAAACTTGTTAGCCAGCTCTGGCGTTGATTCGGCAACTGCGGCTCAGGCTAAACAGAAAGTTTATGAGATTAATCGTTTGAAAGAAATTTTAGGTCCAGTCCGAGATGTATCGATGGCCGCATCGTTAAAAGAGATAACTAACGCTGATAGCATAATGCGTAATGTAATTAACAGGCAGAACGAAGGAGAATAATAATGGCTGAGTCTCCTATGGAAACAGAGGTTGTTGAAGAAGAGGTTGTTCAGCCGGTTGCTCAAACGATCTCTCCTGAAGCTTGGCCAAAAGTTAGATTTGGCCAAGAAGATTTTAATAATGTCTGGCAATCACTGACGCAAGCAAGAAGTAAGACGCCTGGAACCTTACCGGATACTACGTTGTTTGCCAAAGCTTTAGCAGACTCCGTTAAGTACCTTAACGGGTTTGGGGGCAAACCAGAAGGATACATTTCCTACGAAGGCTTAAAAGATGGGACCTCTCCGTTTTTGTTTGATATTGGAAAAGTGGATGATAAGGGCCGAGGTGTTCGACTTTCTGATAAACAGATCATAGCTTTACTCGCTGAGGATTATGACGGTAATCCATTTGAAACTGGAACGAATACATTACGAGATATAGGGGAAGCTTTAAAGCGTGAGACTCCGGCCTCAGCCGCGGCTTCAGCGGCTTTTAGGGCGACTACGTTTAACACGGGTCGTTTTTTAAATCGTATAGGGGTTATGCCAACCAACTGGGCAGGTCTTGGTATTAGAGTAGGTGTTCCCTTTTTAGCTGGTTTGGGTACTTCCGCCGTTGCTTATAAGCAAACACAGGATGCTTATGATGAGCTGTTTGGTAAGCGAGGAATAGTTTTACCGGGTACCCAAGGTGCCTATGAAGCAACAAAGGCTGTCGTAGGTAATACGGCATTCAGCATGTTCCCTTATTTAGTCAAAAAGACCACGCCTATTGGATCTAGAGAGTGGTTAGCTAATAACCTAAAGGATGAGGGAGTAGCAGAAGCAGCTATCCTTAAAACCTTACCTAGAAGTATTCGTGCAGGAGAAAGATTACAGAGTTCTTTAGACAAGTCTTTGGCTTACTACAAAAACCACCCCTTAAGAGCAGCATTCCTCGAAGGGTTAGCAACGGCCGGAACCGGAATAGCCGCATACCAAGCAGAAAAGGCTGACATTGGTGGATTAGCCAGAATGGGCTTAGAGGCAGGCGCAGGTGTTACGGGTTCTATTGTAGGAGACTTAGCCCTAAAGCGTATACCCTTGATAGCTACCCTTGGAAAGCAAGGGGTGGTGAATTTAGTTAGACGACTGCGAGGTAAAGGGAAAGCGGGGATACCGGAAGCAGAGTTAAGCGATGAAGATTTAACGATGGTTGGTCGTTATGTTTCTTCTCAATTACGTCTTAATGAAGAAGATCCAGAAGAGATAGAGAAGCTTTTACTGTCAGACGAATTCCAAAAACTGATTGATGAGGCTGTCAAAGAAAGCGGTAATGAAGATTTAGCAAGAAAAGCCGCATTACAGGCTACCGAGGGCGGCGGATATGATGTGGTTACTGCTACTCGAAGTCCGACTCTTCTTGGTTTATTAGGTCAGTTTAAGGACCAATTGAACAATGAGTTACAAACCCCAGAGCTACGCAAGAGAGCAAACGATTCTATTGAGGCTTTGCGTAAAGCTATTGTTCTTCTTTATACCGAAGGGTCCAAAGAATCTTTACAAGATCTAGCCGTCATTCAAACTAGCCTTTGGGAAGCTGAAATAGTCAATCAAGTCGCTCAAGCTCAAGACAGAATCCAAAAAGCTTCTCGTAGACTTAAAGCTGATGAAAGAACAGAATCAGAAAATTTATTAAAAGCTTTAGACTCCGTAGATAATTGGTCTTCTGGAAAAGAAGATCGGCTATGGAGAAAAATTCAAAACAATATTATTTTAGATAGATTCCAGCATTCTGATGGAACAGTATCAGAGGTTCCAAACTTTGTACGAGTTTGGAGACAAGAGCTTTCGGGCATGGATAAAAGGACCCGAGATAAGTTCTTGAACAACGATACGATGAAGTTCTACAACGGAATTGTAGAACAGGAAAGTAGACGGCTTGGTCTATCCACTAGAGCAGATGACGTATTACCCGAACAAAAAGCTTTTGATAAGCTTGTAAATGATTTAGAAGGAACCACCGAAGCGGATGAATTATTAGCTGTAATTCGTCGCTTAGATGCGTCCGACAGATCACCGTTTCAGAAAGTTCAAGACCTTCGACAATTAGCAGATCGATTAAAAACCAGTGAAGACAAGGGTCCTAGAACAGCTCAATTAGCTAAAGCTGTTGATAGTTACGCCAGTCTTCTTAATCGAAAGAGAAAAATACAAGAAGAAGAGTCTCGTCTTCTACCAGAGGAAGCTGGCGGCGTTAGTGTCAGACAGCTAGTCAACTGGAGAAAACAAGCCAGAACTGACGCTCAGAACTTATCTGCGTCTAGTTCAGGAACTCAGACTAATAACAACTACGCTCGTATCGTAGGAAAGATGCGAGATGCCATGCTAGAGGATTTAGATTCTTTACCTATTGGCGTAAACACTGATTACGATAACGCAAGAACTTTTAGTGCGGCTAAAGCTGATGTTTTTGCACGAGGTTGGGCCGCTGACTTACTAGGATTAACCAGTTCCGGTAAACCAAGGATGAGTTGGAAGGACGTTGCTAAAACCATTCAACAAGCGGATGGTGCCTTTTATAGGGCCGTGGAGCTGGATAAAGTATCTCAGTTTCAATTTAACGCAATGCTTACTAAAATCTTGTCGGATTCGGATAGAAAGTCAGGTCAGGAATTATTTGATTTAGCACTTAACGAAGGTGTGATCAACCCAGAAACAAGAGCCATTGATATGGAAGCCTTGCATAACTGGTCGGTCCGTCACGAAGATAAGATTGATGCTATCCCTGGACTACGTCAGGATCTTCAAGAAATGGTTGGATCTATGACTGACGTAAGGTCCGCGGAACAATCTTTACTCCAAGATGCTAGATCTCAGTTAACTTACGATCAACAAGGTGAAGTTACGGGTGGTTGGTCTAATCTTCAAGCTTGGATGGACGATAACGATCAGTTGTTGAACATTTTGCCAAACTTGAAAGCTGAGTTAACACAGGCATTGAAAACAAGGACTGGTCTTAAAAAGACTATTCAAGAAACCAAAGCTCTTGATAAACAAAGAAAGCAAGGTATTACTTTATATAGTTTATTGGAAGACAAAACCTTTAACCCGACAGTAGCTATGCAAAAAGCTATTTCAGACAACAACCCAAGACCATTTTCAGAATTAAATGAACTTTACAAAGTCATCGAAGATTTAGGAGAAGGTGGCGTTACTGTTATTGAAAAAGGGATTAACAAGGGTGCAAAGATTACAAAGAAAGAAGCTGATAACGCTTTCTTAGCTTCTTTAATGGATGCTATTTTTGAAAAGGGTGGCGGAGAATCATCTCCCGTGTTTAACTTCAGGGCAGCTTATGATGCTTTATTCACTCCAGCACCTAATTCAACACAAAAGCTATCCGTTGCAGATTGGATAAAAAGCAAGGATTTAATGAGCGAAGGTAGGCTGGCTTTGATAAAGAAATTTATCGGAGAAATGGCCGCGGTTGAAGCCTTTGTATCTCGTGGGTATTCTAAAAAAGGTGAGGCCTTAGAGTTAGACGTAGATCCAAAATTGTTACTACTTGGTCGTATCAGTGGTGCGAATATGGGTCAATCTATTTCAAGGATGCTTGGCGGTAAGTCTGATTTGATAGCGGGATCTGCTGGTTCTCAAGCAGTTACCACAAAGATAAAAGCTTTAGCTGATATACCCAATGAATATCGTCAAGATGCGATTGCTAGAGTTTTAAATGACAGAAAATTGTTAGCTTTATCTCTTAAAAAAGCTAGAACTCAGGAAGAGAAAAACGCAACGATGTCTCAGTTCTTAGACGCTTTGATTGAGAGTTACGCAATTAATCCGGCTAAACGAACTGTTGGTCCGGCAATACGTTTTTACACAGAAGAAGAGATAAAAGAAGAACCAAGGCCAGGTATAGAAGTGCCTGATTTCTTCAGTGCTTCTTTAGAAAGAACACCCGCCCTTCCCACGCGGAGTGCGGCTGCTCCTGAGCAACGTCCATTTGTAGTTGCTGAAGCACCTACCTCGGACAGTTCAGGAGTAGCCAGTTTATTACCTCAAGGGAAGCCGGACCCTAATGTCCGGAGACAATATGGTCAATATTTCCCTTATGATATAGTGTCTGCATAATATGGCTGTCCCACGTTTTAGTTTTGGTTCAGGCGCAAGCGGGTTGTATAACCCGAATCAGGTTCTTGTGCCAACGACCTTAACTTCCGCGGATAGATCCCAAGCAGACAAGTATCAAGCAGAGTCTGACGCTTATAACAAAGCGATTGACGCTTATAAACAGCAGGCTGAAGAGTATAATAAAGCCTTAGAGGCATATAACGCAGGTCCTCGTACCAGTGATTTTACAAAAGAGATACCTAAAAAACCTGCGGACTTAAGTTTTACGCAAGCAGACCTAGATGCGTTTGAAGCCGCGTCTACCGCCAGAGCACAGCAACTTCAAGCGGCTCGGCAAAATGCTTTTAACATCATGCAGAATCCCGAAGGGTTTTCTCAACAGTATGGTATAGGTTCTCTTGGCTTTGAAGATGGTGGTGAAGTACCGCAAGGCGGTGTAGCTGAATTAAACCCTTACGGAATTCGATACAGTGGAGATACTAGAAACGTTATAAGCGATTCCCTAAAAGGTAAAGGATACTTTGGTGAGCTAACTTCACCTAGTGGTCAGGCGGTAACCGAATACTCTTTATACGACAGTGATATCGGAGACTATCCTTCGATTGTCCCAACGCTAACGAGAGAAGAGATAAATGACACCGTTATGAGATCTTCTCGTCAGTTGCCTCCGTCAGAATCTGTAGTTATGAAAGCACGAAGACACGCAATGGAACGAATAGCAGAAGGTAAAAGTCCTTTTGCGGGTCGTACCGAGTTACGTTTCCCCGTGCCTTCAGAAGCAGACCAAGATATGGTAAGACGTATTCAACGATTCCTAGAAAAAAATCGCCCCTAATACACCGCCTAAAAAAATACACACGGCGACATAAAACCACTCTTCGTTCTCCGATTTAAAATCAGACGACTTTAGGTCATAGCCGAGTGCGTCTCGGGATGTTCGGTTAAAGCGTAATGTCCAATTGCTGTTGTCTCTCATAACTCCTCCTTAAAGTAACCAATCACGGGCATCTTCGCCTAGAACTTGACCCGCTATATCAATTTTGTTTTTCAATGCACCTAGAATTTTTTCGTCGATTGTCTGAGGTGACACAAGATCAATGTACGTCACTTTGTTAGTCTGACCAATACGATGCGCTCTATCTTCCGACTGCAAGCGGATCTCCAAGTCATAACTGTTGCTGTAATAGATCACAGTGTTGGCGGCAGTCAACGTAATGCCGTAGCCTCCGGTCCGTGGTTGACCGACAAAGAATCGTAAGGGGCTGTCTTTGTCTTGGAACCGCTCAACAATCTCTTGACGCTCGTCCTGTGGAGTCTCACCGTAGTAGTCAGCCACGGAATCCTCACCATACTTCTCGGCCAACGACTCACGGATCTTTTTGATATCATGCGTGTACGTGGCCCAGATGATTGCCTTGCCTTGTACCTCATCAATTATCTCCATCAATTCAGGTAATCGATGATTCGGGATAGGCTCAATCTCACCATCGTCTGGCTGTAAGAAACCACAACATATTTGTTGCAACCGCATAATCTGAGTCAAGACGCTAGCGGTCGTAGCCAACTCACCGTTATCGAGTTTAGCCAATGCTAGTTTTTTCATTTGCATGTATAGCTTCGTTTGCTCTTTTGTCAGATTTACGTTTCGACGAATGTAGACTTTATCCGGCAGATCTAAACAGTCTTCTTTTAGTATGCGGTTACTAAAGCGGTCAAGCCTTTGATTTAATTCATCTAATCTGCGATAACCGACAATCTGCTGAAAACTACGATGGCCCATTGTCCGTTGTTGTGTGTTCGCGTATCGACCTTGGAATGCGTAGTAACTGTTGTATCCCAGACACTTAGGTGACAAAAACTCACACTGACTAAATAGATCCATCGGACTTTTAGTGACCGGAGATCCGGTCAAAATACGTCGGTACTTGCTAACATTCTGCAATGCAATAATGTTCTTGGTCCGTTGCGCTTGCCTGTTTTTAATTGTCGTGCTCTCGTCAACAATCACCATGTTGTCAGGATTCTTAGATAAAAATACTTTGGCAATCTGCACACCCTTACGAGTACTGAATGCTTCGACGTTCATGACGAATATCTTCATGCCGTCAAACGGATCGAGCACAAACGGTTCAAGCTCGTCGTGAAACTTTTGTGTGATATTCGGTTGCCAACGCACGATCTTTCGCGGTATTCTTTTGGGAAGATGGACGGGGACCTCTTTCTTAACCCAGTTATCGAATACCCCTTTGGGTGCGATAACTAACACAGCGTTGATCTTTTTGGCTTCATACAGAATGCCCATAGTATCAATCGCTACTTTTGTTTTACCAGTACCCATTTCCATAAACAGCGCATAGTAAGGCGCGGCCCACGAATCACGGATCACGTCCCGCTGGTGATCGAATGGTTCAGTTTCAAATTTGTAATCTTTCAAAATAATTCCTCGTGTAGTTGACATTTGTAGGATAATGCGTAATATACGCATTTGTCAAGGCCAGATATGGTCTTTAATCACGAAAGGAGGAACTATGGACTTGACAGCACTGATGGAGCAGGAAGTAAAGCCGAGAAGTTCGGTGGAGGGCCTGAGCCAAGATGGACTCAAAAGTGTAGCAGATACTGCGATCAAAATCCGAGACAAGGAGCTTTTGATTGCAGAGTTGGAAGAAAAATTATCGGAAGAGAAGAAAGCTTTGCTGAAGCTCACCGATGAAGATTTACCGGGCATGTTTCTAGAATTAGGTTTGAATAAGTTGGAGCTTGAAGATGGTTCGACTGTTGAAGTGAAGCAGACTTATGGCGCTTCTATCAAAGTTGATAATCGTCCAGCCGCTTACGATTGGCTTCGTGATAACGGCTATGACGACATCATCAAGAACACCGTCGCTTGTTCATTCGGCAGGGGAGAGGATGAAGTTGCAAAACGTTTTGCAGAGTTCGCCTCGCAACAGGGCTTTGATGCTCAAACAAAAACAGATGTTCACCCACAGACTCTCAGGGCTTTCATCAAGGAACGGGTTGAGGCTGGTGATGAATTCCCAATGGAATTGTTTGGAGCTTGGGTAGGACAACGTGCAACTATTAAGAAAGGTAAAAAGTAATGGCTAAGACCGAAGTAGCAAAGCAAAAAGAGAACGGAATCACCGTTTTTGATCCATCTATCTTTGAGGCCGATGCTGGAAAAGGAATGGAAAACGTCGGGCAAGAGGATCTTGCACTCCCGTTTATTAAGGTACTATCGGGGAATGATCCAGTACTTGATGAAAACGAGGAGGCTCGAAAGGGTGACATTTACAATACCGTCACTGGGAAAATTTACAAGGGTAAGAACGGCATACGGGTTATACCTTGTGCTTATCAGCGTCGCTTTATCCAGTGGGCTCCACGTGGTAGCGGGACCGGCGCACCTAGCGCTATCTACACACCTCAAGATGAGAGACCAAAGACCGAAAGGTCCCCCGACGACAACAAGGATTATGTAGTCGGTACGAATGGTGAGTACATCGAGGAGACACACCAGCACTTCGTAGTTGTGCTGAACGATGACGGCACTGCGGAAACTGCGTTGATTGCAATGAAGTCAACACAGCTTAAAAAGTCTCGTAAGTGGAACTCGATGATGGCCTCTCGTGTGATGCAAGGCTCTAACGGTGCTTTCACACCACCACGGTACAGCCACATCTACCTCTTGAAAACTATCCAAGAGGAAAACTCAAAGGGTTCTTGGCACGGTTGGGAAATGTCCCTAGAGGGACCAATCCAAGACGCGGCTTTGTATACGCAAGCTAAGAAGTTCTCTGAGGATATCCTTGCGGGAGACATTGTAGTCAAACATGTTGGCGATGATGACGGTAACGATGGAGATTCAATACCGTTTTAATCATCAGGGGGCGGGGCAACCCGCCCAACCAACGTGGGAGACTCTATGTCAGTTGAAAAGTTTGCATCTATCTTTGAAGGATTGAAGTGCGCGTATGGCTTCTACAGGATAGATGGAGAAAAAGCTAATGGCAAAAAAGATGGTAAAGGCGGGGTTATACGAAAAGAACCAACGCTCGCTGTATTTAAAGATCACTTAGAAGGTAACGGACAAGGCATAGGTATAATACCCATCAACGAAGATGACTCTTGTAGGTGGGGTTGCATTGATATCGACCAGTATCCGCTCGATCATGAGGCGCTCATTAATAAGATACGTGAGCTTAAGTTGCCGCTCGTCGTTTGTCGATCAAAGTCAGGGGGAGCGCATTGCTTCTTGTTCAGTTCAGATTGGGTTTCTGCGGAGGATATGCAGAAGTCTCTTAAAAACGTGTCTGCGACTTTGGGATATGGCGGTAGCGAGATTTTCCCGAAGCAAATAAGACTTCACCTAGATCGCGGGGATGTCGGCAACTATCTTAATTTACCTTATTACAACGGGGAAGATGGATTACGTTACGGTTTCTTGGACGATGGCACGTCTGCCACGCTAGAACAGTTTATAGAACTGTACGATAAATACGTACAGACTCCCGAACAGGTTAAGGCTTTACAGATAACCAAGAACAAAGAAACAAAACTCTTGGCCGACGGACCACCTTGTCTACAAATTCTTGCACGAGAAAAGATTTCAGAGGGCGGCAGAAACAACGGGTTGTTTAACTTTGGCGTTTATTTACGTAAAGCTCATTCGGATACATGGGAGGATGAGTTATTGAAATACAACTCGTCTTTCATTAGTCCGGCATTGCCTCTTCGTGAAGTTAATACCATTGCAAAACAGATACGTGGAAACAAGTATGAATACAAATGTGGGGATTCTCCTATTAACAGTTATTGCAACAAGGATCTGTGTCGGACCAGAAAGCATGGGGTTGGCTCGGCATCTTCTGGGGCAACTATTGCCAATTTACGGAAATACAATTCCACCCCACCCCTTTGGTTTTTAGACGTTAACGGTGAGCCTTTGGAATTAGATACTGAGGGTCTTATGAGCCAAGGGGCTTTTCAAAAATCTTGTTTAGAACAGCTGAACTTCATGCCTCGCACCATGAAAAAAGATAACTGGGAAGGACGCATTAGCGGGTTGTTATCTGAGATGAAAGAAAACGATGGAGCGATTATTGAAGTATCTCAGGACGTTACTTCCTCGGGTCAGTTTTATGATTACTTGGAAGAGTTCTGTACTCAAATGCAACAAGCTGATGACAAAGAAGGCATCTTGTTACGCCGACCTTGGACCGATGATGAAACAGAATTGACGTATTTCAGACTGAAAGATTTTGAGGACTTCTTGAAAAAGAACAAGTTCTTTGAGTTCAAAAGAAACAAAATCGGAAAGCATATTAAAGATATTCAGGGAGAGAACATCGTGATGAACATCAAAGGTAAATCCGTGAGAGTTTGGAAAATACCTAAATTTGAAAACCAAGAAATACCTGTAAGCACCCCTAAGTTTAAACAGAAGGAGTCACCGTTTTGAAACCAGAAGAACGTGATAAGCGCATTTACGAAATGCACACTCAAGAGCATCGGACGCTTACCGCAATCGGTAAACACTTTGGCTTGACCAAAGAGCGTGTAAGACAAATTGTAAATAAGCACAGAGACGATGTTCAGGATATTCGGACCCCCAGGAACGGGTAAAACAACGACTCTTCTAAACATGGTGGACCGAGCACTCTCTGACGGGATGGACCCGAAAGAGATTGCTTTCCTCGCGTTTACGAAGAAGGCCGCTACCGAGGCTAAGGAACGTGCCGCGGCTCGCTTTGGGTTGAACCCAAAGACGGACCTGTTGTATTTCCGAACGCTACACAGTCTTGCACTCACGCAAACTTCAATAGGCTTAGAAAGCGTGATGAGCGATCAGCATTACAGGGAGCTTGGTAACCGGATTGGAATCGAGCTCAACGGCTCACGGACCGTGGACTTTGATGATGACATCTACAACATCGCTAATAAACAGAATCCGATTGTTACTTTAATCAATCTGGCCCGTGTAAAAAAGGTACCCTTGCGACAAGAATACAACCGAAGCAACTTGTCGGTGTCTTGGAGCGAGGTTGATTACGTAGATCGCGCCTTGCAAAGCTATAAGCACTCGATGAACTTGTACGACTACACAGATATGTTGGAAGTGTTCATCGCAGAAAGTGATAAGTGCTGTCCAAAATTTAAACTAACCTTCCTCGACGAAGCGCAAGACTTGTCTCCCTTACAATGGGACATCGCTCATATCTTGTCTGATAACTCAGACCGAATGTATGTGGCGGGAGATGACGATCAGGCGATTTACAGGTGGGGCGGTGCTGACGTTGATCACTTCATTAGTCTTAACAGTCAGTCCGAAACGCTACAACAATCGTACCGTGTGCCGAGTTCCGTGCACCAGCTTGCGGAGAACGTGGCAAAACGTATCTCTGGCCGATTCCCGAAGTCTTATCTACCTCGTGAAGAGGTAGGCATGGTTGCTCGCATCAATGGTCTTGAGTCATTAGATATATCCGAGGG